GACAGAGGAATACCTTTGACACTAAGAGATAACTTCTCTGAACATGGAGCAGTAACTCCTGAGACAGAAGCTAGAGATATTGTCAAGGTAGAGAACGAGTTTCAAACAATAAACTATAGCCTTAACTACGGAAAGATTTTATGTGTGCCGATATATCCCCTGCTAGACGAACTCACTATAATAGAAAAACAATCCCCGAAGATGGCAGGCTATATAAACAAACGCCTAGAATCATTGAGTTGGAAAATCCGAACGGGGAAAATATAATGGTTAAACAAAATGCAGGATACCGATCTAAGTTTGAGTTAGCGTTGGCTAAGAAACTTATAGATAACAAAATAAAATTTGAGTACGAGAAACACAAGATAACATTCGTACCTAAGATACGTACCTACACTCCTGACTTCTACATACCTGCTACGGGTATATACATTGAAGCTAAGGGTGAGTTTGATAAGGCAGACAGAGTTAAGATGGCTTTGATCAAAGAACAACACAAGAAGTTAGATATACGTATGGTGTTTATGAACGCTAGAAATAAAATCTACAAAGGAAGTAAGACTACCTATGCTGATTGGTGTCTCAAGAACAACTACAGATGGGCAGAAGGATCAATACCTATGGAGTGGTTAAAGAAATGAAAAAGAAAGACATGAATACAATGATGGCATTGGAAAAAGATAAGTACTATGTCATTATATCTGAACTGCCAGACGATCAGTTTCATCTGGTTGCCTACGATACAACAGGTAAGAAGTACAAGACCTTTGAAGATCACACGGTTGCATCAATCATGCACGAGGGTGTGATGGCTTTGCTACGTAGACGGGGTGATGAAGTGTTTCGTTGTGGGGAAGCTGAGATAGAGTTTAACTTCTCAGCCAAAGAACTTCAGATAGAGTACCAAGATGAAACAGGAGAAAAGCTTGACTTACCTGAAAACGTAGTTAAAATAGATTTTGGTAAAGAGCAGTAGTGAGACACATAGAGTATATGATGAAGAGATTGAAAGAAGAAGAGCCTAAGTATCTATCAGGTTCTAACAAAGAAGACATGGTTAATAGTCCTGCCCACTACAACAAAGCAGGCATCGAGACTATTGACATGATAGAGTCTGTCACAGGTGATGGATTTGAAGCGTATCTTCAGGGCAACATTCTTAAGTATTTGTGTAGATATAAATACAAGAATGGTGTAGAAGATTTAGAGAAAGCAAAATGGTATTTAAACAGATTAATTAAGACAATAGGAGAAAACTAAGATGGCATCGAATATGTTACCAACCTCATATCAGGAATTTATACATAAGTCTAGGTACGCTAGATGGATGGAAGAAGAGGGAAGAAGAGAGAATTGGGGTGAGACAGTTAGCAGGTATGTTAACTTTATGTCTGATACGTTGATGGAGAAACACAACTACAAGATAGATAAAGTTGATAAAGAAATGATGGAAGACTACATTACTAGTTTGAGTGTAATGCCATCTATGAGAGCAATGATGACTGCAGGTGAAGCACTTAAAAGAGATAACACTTGTGGCTACAACTGTAGCTACCTACCTGTAGACAGTCCAAGATCATTCGATGAAGCTATGTACATACTTATGTGTGGCACAGGTGTAGGTTTCTCTGTAGAACGTGAGAACGTAGACAAGCTACCTATCATTAGTGAGAACATGCAGGAGTCTGATGTTGTTATCAAAGTGGAAGATAGTAAAGCAGGATGGGCAAAAGCATACAGAGAGTTAGTAGCTTTGTTGTATTCAGGTATGATACCCACATGGGATGTATCTAAGGTACGACCATCAGGTGCAAGACTAAAAGTTATGGGTGGCAGGGCATCAGGTTCTGATCCTCTTGTTAACTTATTTAAGTTCACTGTAGAGAAATTCAAGAGTGCAACAGGTAGAAAGTTATTTCCTGTTGAGTGTCACGATATCATGTGTAAGGTTGGTGAGGTTGTTGTCGTAGGTGGCGTAAGACGATCTGCTTTGATCAGTCTATCTAACTTGAATGATGATCAGATGGCACACGCTAAGACAGGTCAATGGTGGGAAAGTCAAGGGCAAAGAGCATTGGCTAACAACTCTGTAGCCTACAAGGGCAAGCCTAGTATGGAAACGTACATGAGAGAATGGTTGGCTTTGTATGAATCTAAGTCAGGTGAAAGAGGTATGTTTAACAGACAGGCTGCCGACGAGCAGGTAGCTAAGAGTGGCAGAAGACAAACAGGCTACATGTGGGGAACTAATCCTTGTTCAGAGATCATACTTAGACCGTATCAGTTCTGTAACTTATCTGAAGTTGTTGTAAGAGAGAACGATGATCTTTCAACTTTGAGATCAAAGGTACGGATTGCTACCATGCTAGGTACATTCCAATCAACTCTTACAGATTTAAAATACCTGCGTAAGATATGGAAAACAAATACAGAAGAAGAAAGATTGTTAGGTGTGTCATTGACAGGTATCATGGATCATCCTGTGTTAGCTAGAATGACTGACTCTAAAATATGGTTACAAGAGATGAAGCAAGTAGCTATTGATACAAACAGAGAGTATGCAGAGAAGATAGGAATACCTAGAAGTACTGCAATCACCTGTGTAAAGCCAAGTGGCACTGTGTCTCAGCTAACTGATTCTGCATCAGGTATCCATGCTAGACACAATCCGTTTTACATCAGAACTGTACGTGGTGATAACAAAGACCCACTCACACAGTTTATGAAAGAAGAGGGTATACCGTTTGAACCTGATATCACAAAACCTGATAGTGTTACGGTCTTCTCTTTTCCTATGAAATCTCCTAGTGGTGCTATCACTAGAACTGAGATGAGTGCTATAGAACAACTAGAACTATGGAAACTCTATGCACTTAATTGGTGCGAACACAAACCATCTGTAACTATTTCTGTAAAGGAAGAGGAGTGGATGGAAGTAGGTTCGTGGTTGTATGATAACTTTGATATAGCTTCGGGTGTATCATTCTTACCATTCTCTGACCACACGTACCAACAAGCTCCTTATCAGGATATAGAAGCTGATGACTATCTAGAATGGAATGGTCGTGTACCATCTGCTTTAGATTGGACTAAGTTCTCTAACTATGAAAAGGAAGATAATACGAGTGGTTCTCGTGAGTTGGCTTGTACTGCAGATGCCTGCGAAGTCGTAGACTTGAGTTCAAGCTAATGATAGAGATACCGATCAGCGAAGATTACATGCGTCATGCGAGGGAAAAAGCTTCCTCTGTAGGCATACTGCAGGGAAGTATTACAGGTGGCACTAGTAACGTAGTAGGTGCGATAGGCGAGGTAATCGTAGCTGATATCATTGGGGCAACTGAAGTGAACACAGTTAATTATGATTTAGTAAAAGATGGGAATCGAATCGACGTTAAGACTAAACGTTGTAATACTAGACCACAACCAAACTATGATTGCTCAGTTGCATCACATGGTACTAAGCAAGACTGTGACAGTTATGTGTTCGTGAGGATACTGACTGATCTCAGTAAGGCTTGGATACTAGGTAGCATTAGTAAACAAGAATACTATGCTGAAGCTACCCGATACAAGAAAGGTCAAGTTGACCCGAGCAACGGTTTTACATTCAGAACCGATTGTTATAATTTACCGATAAGCAAGTTAGAGCCGATCAATGAAATCAAAAGTGAAAGCGAAACTATTCTCACTAGAAGCGTTTCTTAATAAAGATGGGAATGTGGAAATACTCTACGATGCAGTAGAACCTGAAGAGTTTGAGAAGACTATGAATATGGGTCTTCCTATGTACGAGGGTACAAACAAGGTGGGAGACTTTATAAGATACCTGAGATCAATAGCACAAGAGGTTATGGATAAGTCAGGTAGGTTCTTGTAATGGAGTGGTGGGAAGCGTGGCTAGTCGTAGCTATAACTATCAACACCACTATCAATACAATTGTTTTCTTTAAGGGTCGTAAGATATCGAGACAGAGAGATAAGCCTACTTCTTCCCCATCATCTTAAAGTCTTTACCTGATATTTTACCGTCTTTGTTCATGTCCAACTTAACTTGACCACCTGACATCATACCCATGCTGAACTTCTTCTTCTCAGTCATGCTACCCATTGGGTTCATCATGCCTGCTTGACCTGCAGATGATTGTCTGTTTTCACCAGCAAGTCCACCCATGTTCATTTTCTTTGGGGTCGTGCCACCGTACATCATAGGCTTTCTTGGGGTTACGCCACCACCATACATCATACCTTTACGTTGTCCGTTATTATACAGCTTCATTAGTCTCTCTCCTTAGTTTAGTTGTTTCTTTTGTTTAGGGTATACAACCCCTCCAGATCGCCAGTAGTCTTCTTCTTTGTACATATTATCGTGGTTTAGTTGTGTTACATTTTTAAGAGCAGTAGCTGAAAATTTTATCATTGCTCGTACAAAGTAATCAGCATCGGCTTCTAACACTCGTGTAGGATCATTCATAAGATTAAGAATAGTGTTAGACACTCTTTCATCATTCAAGATAGTATTAAGTATCGCACCATCAGCTAAGGCCGCATATCTTATAGCCATTTCTGCCATAACATATTCTTTACTGACCATACCTCTAGCTATGTTAAAGGCTTTAGATAAAGTGTTGTTTAATGTGAATCCGGGATTAGGACCTACTAACTTTGCTCCACTCGCACCTGCTCTAGCTAAAACAGCTTGGGCATCTGTTTTTGTTGAGTGCCTATACATTGCTATAAGAACTTCCTTTTGTTCCTCAGTTACACCTGCTGCATCCATAAGAGCATTAAATTTTTGTGAAGAAAAAGATAAAGCAGTCTTTGTGCCATCATCTGCTAAATCATCAAACGCAGTTAATAAAGCAAACGGAACTTCGGGAGTTTGGTAAGAACTTATAGGCATCTTTTGACCATTATAAAATTTAAATGTTGCACCGTTCTTACTCTCTTGTCCTGATGCCCTTAGCACATCTACCACAAGAGCTTGTAAAGCTTTTTGACCCTGTTCTAATGTCATCTCCCCTGCATCAACTAGTCTGTTTATATCAGATACATATATGTCTACTGAGTTAGGATCACCTCTCATTATTACATCATTAAAAAAAGATTCACCTGTCATGTTCTCTTTGTATAATCTACTCTTTTTATAAACTTCACTTTGTTCTGCTTGAAATAATTTAACTGTAGCACTTTGAGCAATTTCATTTTCTTTTTTTACTAAATCTACAAATTCTTTATGTGTCTGTTTAAAATTTTTAGAAGACATTATGGTGTTAGTTATATGTTCCTCTGATCTCATCATTTCTCTAACATCAAAAGCTGGCATAGATACTTCTTCAATCTCTCCATCTTTCCCAACTCTTCTTACAGTTACTGTTATAAGTTCTTCTATTGAATCAATGTATTCTTCATAATTTTTAAACTGAGATGGTAAAGGTATTTGCTTAGGTAAATTAATTCCTGTAGTATCTGTAGTTACCACATTTCCTAAAGTCATTTTAGTTACATCGGGAGCTTGACCATTTTTTATTTGCTCACCTACATTAAACATACCTTTAGTTGATACAAATTTGCTATACATTAAAGACTCTAACGTTTCACTTAAAGCCGCCAAGCCTACTTGACCATCTTTTTTAGTTAAATCAAATACAGGTTTTACCATAGCACTTATTTGTTCGTTTGATGGGTCTTGAAGTTTACCGTCTGCACCTTTTACCAACACATTTTCTGGTAATGTTTCAGACCTTGATGCAAATGTAGCTATAAATCTTTGCATTTCATTATCTACAAATGCTCTAGTTGTATCGCTAGGTTTAATGATTGCACTTATCATAGGGTCAAATATTTTATTTATATTACTTTTAGTTATTGTTGTTTCTTTACCATCAACCCCTAAAAATTTAATAGGACTACCACCTGCAACTTGATCTATCTGATCACCTATAGTATTCTTATCGAACCTTTGTTTTTCAAGTCTTGCTACGTTTCTTGCTCTGACAACATCATTAAAAGTAACTGCATCTACTGTGCTACCCCAAAGTTTAAAGTCCTGATCAATCAAAGCAACCATACGTACACCTAACGAACTTAAAGTAGGGTTGTTGTTTTTTGCAAATACTTGAAATGATTGTCTTAGTTTTTCAAATTCTAAAGGTGATGCTAAAAATCCAAAATCGTCAGCGTTAAAAGCTAGTTGATCATTCTGCACCATGTATTGTAACATTTGAAAATTACTCATGGTATCATTTTCACTCAAGCCATATTGATTTCTAATTGCAGGATTTGATTGTGCTTCATCTTTAAAATATTTGTAAAGATCATCGCCCGATTCAAACGGAGTATCGTCTTTATTTAATTGTTTATTCATTATATCAAGAATATCAGAATCATTAAATACTCTCATAAGACCACGCTTTGACCCATTTTCTAAATTACTTAATAATTGTCTTCCTGCTGAATTTCCTAACAAGGGAGATGTATTAATGTTAGTCATCTTAGATATATCTGAACCATACCCCGTCGCAAAATCTTGAAACATAGTAATTATATTATCACCCGTGTTTACAAAATCAATTGACTGTGAGGGGTCTATCTTACTGTAGGCAGTTTGAACTTTAGAATTAGACACTTCTTTTATTATTGTTACCAATGCTTTTATAGATTTATTTGAATTGTCTATGGATGAAACTTGGTTAGAAGTAAGTTTTAATCTTTTGTTACTTTGTATAACAGCATCTACAAGATTCCCTGCTAAATTTACAAGTTTATCTTTTGCTTCGTATATGACTCCTACATTATTTCCACTAGCAAGTTGCCCTGTTAGATATGTTTCTGCTTTATTTCTAAGTTCAAATAGTTTAGCTAAACCGTTGTCAAGACCAGTTCTTGAAGTCCACGCATTAAGTATATCACCATTCTGAGGGTTTGCTAACTCCGTAAGAAAATTATCAATTTCAACAATGTCTGCTTGTACAGACTTGTTAAAGATTAATTGTTGATTTTTAGCAGTGTCTTCGTACTGACGAGATACTGTTTTTAATCTAGATATAACTTCAGGTGCAACTGTTGCTGAATTTTCTAGTTCAAGTATCTGTGCCTTGAGACCATCAGCAAGAGCAGAAAAATTCTTAATTCTCTCTTCACCGAAATCTTGAACATCCATAGCTTTCTTAACACTTTTACTAAATTTAAGAATGTCTCTTTTTTTATATCCAAGTTGTTCTAAGTTTAAGAACTGTGATATCCCATGAAAAACACTTACCCCTGCTGAGTCTGCTAGACTTAGAACCAGTTTATCCTGTATGCCTTTTCTAAACTGATCAGGTATATCTTTAGTCATAAGATGTATGTCTTGAACAGACTCCATCAAATTTTTTATTATCATGTCAGATTGTACTTTGGGTAAACCTAAAGCGTTCTTTGTAAACTCATCAATAGTTCTTATACCTGTAGTGGTTATGTTTAGCTTACCCTTTAAGTTATTTAAACTTCTTAAATCTGGGTTAACTAGCATACCTTTTCCGTAACCAAGTAATAACACGTTAGCAATATTTTCTATTCCTATTTTAGCCTGAAAAGCTTTATTCTGTACAAAGTCTTCAGCAAGTGGTATTTTAATTCCTGATTGATAGTTATAGAATTTTTTAACTCCACCAAATAATAAATAGCCTGCGACAGCTAAACCTTCGCCCATAGAACCATCTCTTGTTCCGTCTGAACTTGCAAACAAATTTCTCCCAGAAGCTTGCACCATACCTATAGTTAAGTCTTGTCTAGGGTTAAGACCCACAAGTAACGCATTTGTGCCTGCTACTTTATACATCTGGTAGTTTCTATTATTTTTTAATATAGATAATTCATCGGCTAATTTATTTGCGTAAGTAGGATTATTAGACAAACGTGCTTGTGTAAGAAGTCTTCCCTTTTCATCTATTTGAGTCTGTATAGTTTTAATTTTGTCTTTAACAGATTCATAATTAAATCTTTTATTTACAATATTAGCTATCCTGTTAGCAGAAAATTTAGCAAGCCTGCCTTCATTAGTATTCATTAAAGCTATTTCTTTTGCCGCATCTTTTACACTTATGCCATGAGTAAGAGCATACGACTTTGATCTTGCCACTTGACTGTTTATTGTATCTTTTACAAAAGGCACATTTGATGAACCGTATTTTCTTTTGTGCAATATTCTTTGTGTACCATTTATACCGTCTGATATTCTTTTTCCTAAAATAACAGGAGCAGTTAAAGCTTTATATGCTACCCCTCCTTCTGCTATAAAGGTAGCTACTTGCTCAAAAAATCCCATTTCATCTATTGCATATTCAAATACTTGACTAGCAAATTTAGGAGTTACAAAATTCTTTTTAAATACTTCCATTCCGTCAACGGTTATTTTTTCATTATAACCTCGCTGTTCAAATTCTTCAGGACTCATAGTTTTACTAATATCATCACGTATTAGATCGTTAATTATTCTATGTCTGTCTGTGTCAGGTAACAACTGTGAAAGACCAAACGCACCATCTTTTCTAAACTGTGCTAATTCTTTTTCCATTTTGTCAGAAAAAAATGTATCTCTAGGTTCGTCAAAAATAGAATCGGGCAACAACATTTTAGCAGTTCCCTCAACTAACTCAGGAAGATAAAAGGCAAGACCCTCTTTTAAAAACCCAACAGTTTCGTAGGTTCTCCTAGCGAGATTACCTCCCAAAGTTGGGTTAAATCTTCTAGCTATTGCCTTAAGTATCTTTGGGTCTGCAGGTGCTTCAGGTTGAGTAGAAGACCACTCCATAAATTTACCTTCAACCTTAGCTTTATCTTCAAGGACAGTCTTGTTGTTTGGGAACACATTCTTCATAAATGTGTTTTGATCACCTGCAGTAATAGACTCAGGCATTATTACTTGACCTGTAGCAACGTTTATAGGAAACGAACCTGTTTCCTGAACTCCCTCATACAACTTATCACTAGTAGGTACGGACCTATCATAACGTCTTTTAAAAAGATTAATTTGATCATTCAACTGTTGTGCATTAGGAAGAACTTGATTAGCTGAAGCAGCAAGGTTCAAGGCTTCGTTGGCAGTTATAGCGTTTTGAATTACAGTAGAATCTATTTTGTTAGGGCCTTGAAAAAAAGAATTAACATCAACTTCTTTATTCAAAGCTTTTTTAAAAACGTCTTCTTGTACTTCTCTAGGGTTTAGTTCAACGCTACCTGCTTCTTCTGCTTGAAAATCTACTATACTTCTTTTAGGATCGCCATCATTGCTACCGGGAAACCTGTTAGATACAATATCACTTTGTAAAACTTCAGGACCTGCTCCTAGATAATCTACAACTGTTGCCATTATAATCTAAAACCTCTCTCTGCTAATTCCTTAGATGTTAACATTTTTCCCATTCTGTCGGCATATATAGGTAGTCCTATAGCTACAGCATCAAGTTTATTGTTGTTTCGTCTTACTTCGTATATTTGTAAATCATCAGAAATGCCTAATGCTTCTGGGTCGTGGCTCGGCACAAGAGTTAATCTGTACTCACTAGGTATTCTGTTTCCATTATCTGCAAATCTGTCTCTGTATTGTCTTACGTTATTTATAGAACTAATCATTTGTCTTACTCTTTTAAAAGCAGGAACTGCACGTATAGCACGAATATTCTTTTTTAATAAAGCTGTGCTATTATCTGTCGATGTGTTTGTAAACACCTCTAACAAATTCTCGTTTATTGTTAGCTGTGCTTCAGCATCATTTTTAAATCCCATCAATAAAGCTTTTGTAATTTGATTACTTGCAAAAAACGAAGACGTAATACTTTCTAGGGCTGCTTTAAAATCTCTATCTGATATCCTACCGTTAGGATCAAGAGTCTTTGCTCTTTGGTATGCTATTGTTATTAAATTAGATGCTAAGTTTGCACTACTAATTCTTCTATCTTTTGACAGGGTATCATATGCAGAGTTCATACTAGTCATTACTAGTGAGCCTTGTCCACTTTCAAAACTATCCCCAAATGATTCTAATATATAACTTCCTGTTGCTTTCAGAAGACCTGTTTCTGATCTAACTATATCAGTTATAAAATTATCTACTGCTACTGCAGCATTGTTTCTGTCTCCTTGTACGCCTATGTTATTAATGGCACTATTTAAAGTACCAATGTAATCATTTAGGTTATTATTTTGTTTTGTTAAATCTTCTGCATTTAATTGACCTTTACTCAATCTTTGCACAGCAGTATCAATTTGTTCTTGAGAGTAGCCTAACTTTCCAGCTTGTTTTTGTATACTAAAATCATCACTCATCAAAGTTGATATTACTTGAAATATATCAGCATCATTATCAATATTTTGATTGATAACAGTACGAGCTACAGCTGCAAAGTCTTTTTGTCTTAGGTTAACAAAATTTGCAATGTTAGGAACTTGTTTAATAATAGCGTTACTAGCTTTAAATATTTTGTTATTGCCCTCTACCACACCATTCATATTAGCTCTGAACCCACCTGATCCCGACAGTGCTTCAAAGTACCCATCATCTTTTAACATATCAGAAACTTTACTAAACCCTTTTGCATTTGCAAATTCTATAACTTCAGGTTGTACCGTGACAATATCTTGATTCTTTAATTTAAATTGATTAGCAGGAAGAGGGTTTCCTGTGTCTGTTCCATCACTTGTTTGAGTACCTGCTAGATTATTATTCTCAAGGCTAAATCCTTCTGGGGGTTGACCTAAACGTGGTCCGTGTATAAACGCTTTTATTTCTGGTATTTTATATAATTCAGGAAAACTTATTCTATAGTCATCTGGTCTTTCTTGAAACTTTGCCCCATTATCAGTTACCTTCTGCTCTGTAACTAAAGTATTGTGATTTTTCATAGTTGATGTTATGTCGGATATAAGCATAGCTCTTTCTTGTGCAGGTAGTGCGTTTAAAAAACCTTCAATGTCTACGGCTTTACCATTGTATTTTAAGTTTAAGTTATTCATCGTTGATAAAAAAGCATCTGCTGTGGTTCTATTTTTTCCTATCTCAGTTATCTTTGCAGGAAATAGAGTAACGTTACCGTAAGTTATTCCTGATTTGCCTTGACCCTTTGCAACTTTATCTACTGTATTAGCCAACGACTTAAGAGCAAAAATATTCATAGCATTTTTTTGTTCTTTTTTATTGGTAGAATTTAACATTGCGTTAAGATCACCATCTGCTAAGTTTTTAATTTCGGTAGTGTTTAGTATTTCTTTTGCAAACATACCTCTAGTGGTGTCATCTTTAATATCATCGGAAGTCATAGTCACAGCTTTTTCAAGTATTTGACTTACTGTTAATGTAGAATTTTCTTTTTTTCCAAACGCAACTTTAAAAGACTCAAGAAAGAATTTTGATTTAACATCTTTAGGGTCTATTCTTTTTATCATATTGTTAGCTACTATAATGGCTGATCCGGGAGTTTGTTTTTCGGCTGCTTCTATTGTAGCTTTCATAGTGTTTATATTTGTATCGGATAAACCTTCAAACTCATCTTCCTGCTCTGCTCTTGCATTTAATACCCAGAATAAAGAGTTTTTTGTTGGGTTGCCATCCCTGTACTCTGTTAAGTCTCCTGTAATTTCTTCTCCTGTTTTAGTATCAACAGGTCTTCCCCCATCTATTGTAACACTTAAAGGTCCTTTAAATGATTCTTTAGTTTTTATTACAGGAAAATAACTATCTCTTAAGTTTATAGCGTCTTGTTTAGTTTTAACAGATGATAGTATTCTGTTTTGTCCTTCAGTTAAAGTAGGAGAAGCTGCAGTCGTTTTTAAAATTCTAGCAAGGTTAGGGTTTTGTTTTAAGTAATCACCATTACTAGCTATAAAATTTGCTGCAAATGTTGAATTTCCAGAAGCCTGTGTTATAATTTTTTCATTGTAAGGTGTGACTTCTCTTGCACCTAAAGATTTAATTGCTACAGCGTTGTACAAATCTGGATTTGTCTTAGCTAAATTTGTCATCCTATTTTTAAAATATGGACTAGTTAATGCTATTGAAGAAAGTTCTTGACTATTCTTTATTGTATCTACAAAAGTTTTTTGATTAGCTTCTTTTATTTCCGCTGCTTTTTTAGCGGCTTCTCTTGCTTGTTTTTTCTCTGCAGTTCTACCTGCTACAAAAACTTCCATGCTACCATTTAAAAGACCAAACCCTATAGGGTCTTTGCCACTTAGCATATCACTAAAAATACTCATTTATTTTCCTTTTCTTAAAGTGCTGTTTAGTCCTTCTCTCAAAGTCTCAAACATAGTAGGATTATTATCCTTCATAAGCATAAAGAAAGACTCATCATCAACACGATTATCATTCCTGCCACCATCCTCTTTTTCAAACATTCTGTAAGGAACATCTTCTTGTTCGGCTACATAAGCTATGTAAACTCCCAAAGGACCTTTTGTTAGCATACCTACATCTAAGCTAAACTTACCACTTTCAAATCCATCAATGACCCACGTCTCTACTATATGTTCTATTGAGACTCCTGCTAACAATAGCTTCATCATGTCTTCTCTAAATCTAGGATCATCCAATCTGTCTGTTGCTTCTTGTAGTACAACTTCGGGATCAGAGTTCTCAGGAGGATTACCCCATGCCCATTTTTTATTGTCAGTTGTAAGTGATGTTCCGGGAATAGATTGTGCAAAAGGGTCTTTTGCTTCTATAGACCCAGACCTTACATTAGTTTGTGTTTGTATTTGATCCATTATGTTACCTTACGCTGTTGGTACACCAGTTGTTTTATACGATGCTGTAAAGCCTTTAACTTTTGCATCTGCTGCCACAGTCATTGTAGCAGGAGTAGCTTTTCTTTTTCTAGCAACGTAGTTTTCACCTTGTACTATTCTAAGATTAGTATCTCTCGAAAGATTATTTGAAAAATATCGGTAGGCTGTTTCCATATTAGGTAACCCCATACCTACAGGCTTTTGCATTTCTCTCAAAGGTGCTTTGGCCGCAGTTAGATTAGAGCTTAAATCAACTCTTTTAGGTTGAGCAAATCCTAAACTTTCATCTTTTTCACTAAGTTCATTTACAATTTCTGCTCCCTTTTTAACTACAGAAAGAACTGTAAGAACACTATCTATAAATTGCATTTACCAAGCTCCTATAACTTTAATGATGTTTGATGCTAACGTTGTTTTATTGGCGGCAGAATAAGCATCAGCATTAGCCGCAGCTTCTAACGCTTGAATTACCTGCTCATGTTTTCTTTGTAACTCTGATTCAGATGCTGTAAAATTAAAAGTAGCATTGTCTCTGTACTTTTGCCACAAGTCATTCATTGCAGTAGAACTCATGTTGTACATCAACTGTGCATTTATTCTGTTAGTTTCATTCTGTACTGCAGTATTTGCTGTGTTTATTTCTCTACGCCATTTAGTGTTAGATTGATCAATTATATTTCTCATATTAGCATTAAACTTTTCACGTTGATCTTTCATGCTAGCGTTAAATTCTGCAAAAGAGTTTTCTTGATTTATGTTATTTTGTTTAATTGCAACATCTCTATTTATGTTAGCTGTGTCTACCTGAACACCTAACTCTGCAAAATATTCTTCTACCTGAAGTTCATTCTTTGCATTGAATTGTTGTCTAGCATTTTCAGCCGCAGCTTCTGTCAAGGCTGATTGAGCTAGTGCGTTGTATTTAATAGCATTAGATTGTTGTTGAGCATCAAGTTCTTTTATATCTATGGACAGAAGTGCTTGAGCATTACTTATTGCACCTTTAGTTCTCGCATCAGCGTTCTGTCTATCTAGTGTAGCAATTTGTAAAGCATTTTGCAAGGCTGCTTGTTGCCTATTATCTAAGTTTTTGAGTTGTATATTGCCATACGCACCTGCATCTCTGGCCGCAATAGATATACCTGATTCCATAACAGCTTGTGTCAAAGCGGCAGCGGCCATACTAGATGCACCTAGTCCTCTTTGTTGCATTATAGCTGTGACTTTTCTAGCCGCAGGAGATGCCCAAGCAGGTAGGGGTTCTCCATCTTCTATACCACCCAATAAAGATTCTAGTTGATACTTTACGGTAGCTTTTTCATCTAAAGCTTCTTGTGCAGGACTTGCTGTTGCACCTGAAGATAAAGTTGCATTAGATATATCATCTAAATCAATTAAATCAGATGCACTAAAGTCAGAGGTAGCACCTGTAAATGTTTGCCCTTGTATTGCAGTTGTTGATTCTGCAACAGGAGTAGTTATCTGTCCTAAATCTGTAGATGCTGTAGGTTTAGCAGTAGTTCCTATTGTAGTTGGGTCTAAGGTTTTAGGGTCTACAGTTGGAATATTTGTTTCTGATAATGTCTGACCCTGAGTTCCTAGCAATTCGTTTTCTTGAACTCCCTGAGTAACAGGTGTTACCGTAGTTTCTGCAGTTCCTAATTTTCCTGCTAAGTCTTCGGTTTTAGTTTCTAAATCTACTGCCATACTCTATCCTTATTTCATTACTATTGCGACAACCAAAGCTACCACACCTAAAGTTCCCACCATAGACATAGCTTCTATTCGCCACATTCTTTTGTCTAAACCTTCTAGTTTATCATTGACCATCTGATACCTGATA